AGTACCAATATAATAATCACCAGCAGCAACACCCGTAGCCGCACTAAGAGTAACAAAACAAAACATACCCGGAGAAATATAAGTAGTACCAGTAGCCAAATTAACACTAGCATCAAACGAATTATGCCCAACATCAAAATTAAGACTCTGAACCTCATTAAACGTAGGACTAGCACCAGTCACACTAACAAACTTAGCAGGACCAGTAGGAAGACTCTGAACAGGAGTAGCATTATACCCCCCACGCCAAAAAAACTGGTATTGAGAACTACCCGTAGAAGTATCAGCAGCAAAACTAATCCACACACCACCACCAAGCGCAGGCTTACAACTAATAATACTCAAATCAGGAACATAACCAGTAGTAACAATAGTTTCAGAACCAAGATAAGTAAAATCAACACTAAACACGCGAAGAATAGTAGTAGCAACATTACTCTTATACGAATTAACAATCATACCAATACGCGGAGTACCAACAGGATCATAAGTAGAAACCATACCAAGCGTAACCTCGTACTCGGCACTTAACTCTGTAATAGGATCAAACGCAGAAATACTATTAGTAACCTTATGATACAAAGTTACATTAGTAAACGGTCCACGACGACGAATAAGACCCGCACGATCCACAAGAATATCCTGCGCCCAACGCAAAAACGTATCAGGAATAAGAGTACCCGGACCCGCCTGATTCATACCCTCAACAGCACCAACCTGATTAACAAAAGTCAAACCAGCCAAAACGGATCACCCCCAATCCTAATAACCCCAATCGTAAGAGTCAGTCAACACATGAACACGATCAGTACGATCATACTGATTAAGCCAAAGATTATTACGCATCTGCTGATAACGCTGCTCATACATATTCTGAAACGCAGCAGCCTGCGGATCATCATTAACAAGAAACGCTTTAACAAGAGCGCCATACACAAGCACACTATGATGCCGCGTAGGAATAAGAAACTTATTAGAATCCTCATCAGCACCATTATCAGTAATAGCCTCAGGCTTAGCAAGATACGTCAACAAATAATTAGTATCACCACGAGCAGCAGGATACAAATACATATCCTCATTAACAAAATAATAACGCTCAGGAAACACAGCAAGATTATTAACAACAAAATTCTTCTCAATAACATCCAACCGCTCAGGAACCATCACCACACGATTAGACACATCAATAAAAGAAATAACACTATCCAAATCAGTAATACTCGTAGTAGCCGTAGAATTAGCAGCACGAGAAGTCTGATAAGTCTTAGTATTACTAGTAACCTTACTCTCTAAATTAGGAACCGTAATATCAATCTGCTTCTCCAAAAAAGGCCAAGGCTCACGAGTACAAATATCATAATACGCCTCATTAATAAGCAATAATTTTTGTGTATCAGAAAAATCATCAAAACCATACAAACTCATCTGATCATACATCTCTTGAAGCGTCACCCCGCATCACCCCCACTCTTCTTAGACTCATAATTTTTAGGCAAACTCTTAACAATAGGAGACTTACCATGAATACGCATAAACTTTTCAACAACCTCAGCAGACTCTTCACTAGCCTGATCACCCTTATACTTCAAATCAGCACGATACTTCTCCTGAGAATCAATAATCTCTTTATACAAACGATCACTATTCTTACGCAAATCACCAGACTTAACACGATCCATAACAGTATGCAAATCAGGCATCTCCTGACCAAACCCAAACACAGGAAACAAAGGCTCAGGATACGGCATCCTAGTAAAAACACACCAATCCCCCGTCTCCTCATTACGAGCAAACACAAGACGCTCATCATGCCTCTTCAAAGCATCAATAATAAGAAACTGCTTAGAACTCATATTACCATGACCCGGAATAAACAACTGCATAACTAACAATCCCACTTTCGCAAAGACTTATTAATACGACTATTAGGATCATGCGCAGTCTTAGCACTCGTATTACGACGCTTCATACCCATCATCCTAGCACAAAAACTCTTACGCCGAGCAGCACTCTTAGGCGAACTAGCCGCCTCCTTTGCGCTCACAGGCGCTTTCAAATGAGCACCATGCTCACGATTATACGAAGCCCTACCAGCCGCATTCAAACCACCAGCAGGATTCTTACCCTCTTTACGCTGCCACGCAGGACTACTCATACAATCACCCCTTCTTTAACTTAGCAATACCATGACGCTTCTTAAAAATATTAGTCGCAATCGCATACGCCTCACTCTCAGGCATCTTAGGATTACGCTTAAGAATATCATTCTTAATCTTTTCTAACTCAGCAGGCATTACTTAGCAGCCTTACGACCAGCCGCAGCACGACGCTGAAACTCTGCCTTACCCAATTTCTTACGCCCAATCCACGCCGCCAAAGCAGCCGGATTAGAAGAACCCTCATGCGCTAACTTATTTTTTAACTTAGCATATTTAGACATACTCATAATATCCTCCTGTAAAAGAATGGGTGGAGAGCCGAAGCCCTCCACCCAAACTAATGTTAGAAACCCTGATCGTCCGCGCCGTCCACGGAAATACCCGTGATAACGACCTGATTGTTACGACGAGTAGCACCAAGGTTCATGTAACGAGCCATGACAGCCTCAAACTTATCGTAACCAGTGACCTGACGAAGTGTCAAACCATCAGCATCAAGGAAGTGCCAATCCTGATCCGAGTACACCTTAAGCGTAGACTCGTCCAGAATGTACATCTTACCATACGGAGCCTCAATATCAGCGATGACCGGCATCCCGTTATACGAGAGGGTCTTGAAGCCCTGTTGATAATCTAGCGTCTTAGGATCAATGTACTGCACCTGTGTCGTGAACAGCGTGTAGAATTCTCGCTGCACACCATACGAAGTAACAATACTAGACGGCATACCACCAGCAATACGAGCCTTATTCAGACCCTGCTGAACGATACCAAACGTAAGATCCTGATAACCAAACGTACCCGACGAAACAGCACCAGAAATACCAGCCGGATCCGCAGCGTTTTGACGAGCATCCGCGCCCGTCGTTGTTACACGCTGATTATCCCACCAAAAATTCTGCGCCGTAGCCGGATCAATACCACCAAACGGAGTACTAGCATCCGAAACAATACGCTGAAGACCATCAACCTCATCCGACAACGAGTATGTTCCACCAGAACCACCAATAGGTGTTTCACTACCCGCAGCAGTAGCACTATACGGCGGAGTAGTATACGAAGCAACACCAAAACGAGTAAAATAATCCGTAGCAGCAGAAGCATTTGGACTATCAACCGTAATAGACTTATTATCAATACTCACATTAGTAATAGTGAAAATATTAGTGCTTGTAGTATAATTCCAAGCAGGGCCCTGACCCGGCTGTGCCGTACCAGTACCCGCATTAACACGCGGAGTGCCAGTAGCAGAGAAAATAGACACAACCATACCCGGATACAACTGACCCTTACGAATCGGCTCAGCAGTAGCAAACGTATACGTTGTAGAATTACCAGCACCCGTAGTACCACTCACACCAGTTGCTGTAGCAATCTTAGCCGTACCATCACCATAAACCTGACGAGCCAGATCCTTACGAAGATCAGCACGAATACCATCCAACTCGCTCTTCAGAGCCTGAAGGAAAGCACCAGCCTCATTCTTCGTCTTAGCCATAGAAGGACCAGTAACCTCAACACGACCATACAGGTACTTGAGATCATACACAGCCTTCTGATACTGCTGCGCACCAGCCGACGGCAAAGCCGCAGACTCAGCACGAGCACCAATACCAGCAGAACGACCATAATGCAACGGCACATAAGCGCGCCGACCAACCAAATCCTCCGCCTTAGCCTCAAGACGAGACAAAAGCAGAACCTCATTATTCAACTGCTCAGAAACAGGCCCAAGGTAATACTCCTTAAGAATGTTACTAAGCGTACTAAGATTAGTAGCCAATTAAAAACACCTCCGTGTTTAAGAAAGGTTACGAATCGCCTCCATAGCAGCCTTATGCGCATCATCCAAATTATTAAATCCGCTAGGCGGCATACTACCCGGAGCATTAGGAGTAGGAGTAGCACCATGAGGCACCGTCTTCTGCTCCAAATACTGACCAAGAAGACGCTGCTGAATCCCGTGATATGCCTGCTGAGCAGCCATAAGATCACCCTGATGCGCATACGCCAACTCGTAAATAGCCTCAATATCGCTCTCACTATACTGAGGATTAGTAGTACGAATCATCTGTTCCGTTGCCTCTAAATTAGAAACAAGTTCCTGATGCTGCTGCTGATACTCCATATTAGCCCGAAACTCACGCATAGCCTGAAGTTCCTGAGCCAACTCGGGCGGAAGGCCCTCGTAACTATTAGTATCAATTTCTGAAGTTTCATTAGTCACCGGCTGCTGAAAATCGGGTGTTCCTACATTCTGTTGAATCTGCGCCGCAACTTGCTTAGCAAATTCCGGATCAGTATCCAACGCCTGTAAGAATCCGACCGCCTGCAACGCAGTCTCCGCATCCACTCCCGCTTCGGAAAACGACTCAAAACTACGCCGCATCTCCGCAAGATCCTGAGTCTTCCGCGTATAATCAGCCTGCATAGACCGATAAACCGCCTGCATATCCTCAGGAAGCGTGTTAGGATCAAAACCAGTAAAGGATTCCGCATCCGGATTGTCCCCACCAACAGCCTCAACCTCAACACCAGAATCAACCGGATCATACTCGTCCGGCAAATCCTCCGACAACGCCGCTAAAGCGCCATCAATATCAACATCACTCATCGTGACTCCTTACAATAAACGACTCCGGCTTATTCCGGTTGGTCGCTAATTATTAACAACAACACTAACAGGCTCAATCACAACAACCTCAGACGCACGATCTTCAGCCGCAGCAACAAGCCCCTCACTAAACCCACTCATCAACTCCTTCATATCCTCCTTAGACGGAAGAGTATGAACAGTCTCAGTACGTTTAGTAGCCAAACCAGACGTAAGACGAATCTTATCATCCATAATACCCACAACCGTCGCAATAGCAGACAATTGCTTAACCTCAGCCTGAGGAATCAACTCCTCCAACTTAAGCATAGCCTTTTCACGCACACTAGACGCATGCTGAAGAAACTCATACACATTATTAGCAATCTTCTCATTAAGATTATCAGGAGGACCATTCTTCTCCCAACCCTTAGCCCAATAAGAAATAGTATTATGAGGAATCCCAGTCTCCCGCGCAGTCTGACGAATGGCCTTACCATTACTAATCCAAATCACATACGCAGCAGCCTTAGCCTCATCATCCCACTCAACACGCTTATTAGCCACGCTTTACCGCCTGTTCCTGAACAGCAGCAGCCATCTTCTGATCATTCTCAGTCTGATTCTGCTGAATCTTTTGTAAGAAATCCAACTGAGCCTGATCCATAGCACCACCAGCACCCTCAGTCGAATTTGGCTTATCCTTATTATCAATAACAACCGTATCAATCGGCGGCTCAAGCATATTATCCGGAGTAAGATCACGAAGACCACTAGACTGAAGAATCTTAGACCCAACCGTCGGACCAACAGCACCACGCAACTGAAGACTAACCTTCGGAGGCTGACCAGAACCCAACTGAGACAACTGAAGTTTACGATCCAACGTCAACTCATAATGCTTATAAAAATGCGCCCTAACCTCAGACGGCATAGCCTCAAACTCTGGACTCTTCATATACGCCGCATGAACCTCCAAATGAGTATCAAGATTCTCATACAACAAAGGCTGCAAACCAGCCTCAACACTCTGCTGCAACAATTGTGGATCAACCTGCCCACCCTGCTGCATCATACTCTGCATAAGATCCTGCTGCGCCTGCTGCGCAGCCTGCTCATTCGTAATACCACCATCCATAAGCACATCATGCTCACGCATAGCCTGCTCCTCATCCGCCTCATACTGCGCCTGAACACCCTTAAAATCAGCCATATCCATATACTTATACGCACGAGCAGGACTAAGAATACCCATCTGAAGCATCTGCATAACACGCGCTTGACGACCCGCACGAGTACGCGGCAAACCAGAACCAGCCTCAACACGAACCTGAACACCCTGAATAAGATCAGCATCCTCAAAACGCTCAATACGAGGCTTAGAACCAGAACCACTAATAATCATCATACGCGGCTCATTATAATACTTCTGAGCCAACTGAAGCATAAGATTACCAGCCCGCTCCAAACTCTTCTCCATAAGAATAATCTGAGGCGCAAGACGATCCGTAGCCGCCTCCTGAAGAAGATCAATAGCAACACCCGCCTCAACATTAGGCGGAACACTACCCTGAATAATCTCATTCAAACCAAACGCATCCTTCAAACGATCACCAAGATCACGCAAATGCTCAATAACATAAGGCGGCAACGAAGGAATCGGAATAGCCTCAGGCACCTTACCAGCAACCGGATTATACTCAAAAATAGCACCCGGCTCATCAGTAATACGCTGACGCAAAGAACCAACCGGAGCCAACATCTGAGGCTTCAACGTAAGATTCTTATACTCAATAATCTGCGAAACAGTACGATTTAACTCCTTCTGAAGCGGAATAGCATTCTCAACAATACTAAAATCCCACAACTGACCCGGAATACGAAGCCCCGGAAACTTAACCAAAGGCAACTCCAAAAACGGAAAAGGCCAAACCGACTCATACAAAACAATACTAGGATTCTTAGTAAACACAACAAAACGACCATCAGGATACTTAGAATCAGGAAGAAAATACCCATAATACATAATACGCACATTCTCTTCCGTCTTAGCCTCAAGATTACCAAACGCACCCGGCAAAGACTCATCAGGATAACGATTAACAGCATTAGGCTTCAACTTAACACCATAACGCTCAAAAATCTCCTCAGGAGTCATAGGATGCGAACAAATAGCCCACTTACAATCCTCAAACACCTGAGCACCATCATCCAACAAAACATCAAACGGCGAAACAACATCAACCTTAATCTCACCCTGATAAACACGCTTCTGCACCTCAGACGCAGACACACCCGCCTGCTCCAAATTATGCAAATAAAAATGCTGCACAAGAGGATCAACAATAGGCTGACCATTAGGATCAAGAGTAACCTTCATACCCGGACCAGACTTATCATCCCAAGTAATCTTCCAAAAACCATTACCACAAAGAATAGCCCACATCATAGCCTCTTCGCGCTTCTCACTCAAATGAAACTTATCCCACCAATACTCCAACAAATCCTCAGCAACCTTCGAAGCCTTCTGAGCCTCAAAACCATTCTGACCCGGAGTAGCATAAAACTGGGGCTTAGACTTAATAAGACGAGCAAGAAGATTCTGCGTCAAAGGAGCAATCTGATTAACAACAAGACGCACACGATAACGCGGCTTATCACCCTCATCCGTAGGAAGCGACTCAATACGACGCGACTTACGATTATAAAACACATACTGACGACCCTTATAAAACGACATATTCAACTTCCACTGCCGCTCCATCAACTGACGCTGACGAGTCAAATCATCAACCTTCTTCACAAGTTTGACAGCACTAGGGAACCCTTGTGGGGCATCATCACCAATACTAGGATTAGACTCCTTATTATACTCGTCCACTAAACGCCCCCTTACATGAATTCAATATCCGTTGGAACCAAACCAGTATCCTCCAACAATTTCTTATACTCACCCGGACTAACAAGACCCTGATTTAAAGCCCAATCAAGATCCTGCTCATCCTCATTTACCCTTAGTTGTCCGGTTGGAACGTCTAGAAACGGTTGTGCTCCCTCCAGCCTCAACCTCTCCAACCTCAACCTCTCCGTCTCCAACTCCAACATCTTGTCCGTCCACAACTTCTGCATCGTCAGAATTTCCTGCATCACGCTTAGTAACAACGTATCCTGCTTGCTCTGCCAACCAAACAATTGTAGACTCCTTAACAACTCGTGTACGCCCATTAGAAGAATGCGGCGCATTAATATTATAACAACCCGTATTAAAAACAATATCATGCGGAAAAATACGATCACCAGTAATCGCATCAGCCCGATTATCACCAGAACGAATAAAACCACTCATATTACCACATACTCCCCATCATCTCATCAATAAAACGATCTTCTTTTTTAACATTACTAGGACGATCATTAAGCACCCAATCAGGCAACCCACCCAAATTAGGAGCCTGCGGATTAGAAAACGAAGACAAATCACCCAACAACGCACCAGCAGTACGCAAAGCAATCTCCATACTATCCAAACAGTCATCCTTAGGCTTCTGCTGAGCAGAATCATAATCAACCCACTCCTGAATAAAATCAGCATTATCCTTCTTAATCTTAACCTTACCAATCCTAAACAAAGGACTCATAGCAAGAATACGCTCCCACTTCTTACCCTTAGCAAACATAGGAACAACCGGCGGCATTGACTGCAGCCTTTCAGTCTGCTGCACAAGTGCCGCCTGATAAGCATTAGACTCAATGCCAATAATTTCGGGTTTATGCTTAATATAATACTCTTCAATTTTGAGTAATTGTTCTGCGAAAGGAATTCGCGCCGCGTATTGCTCTAGTAGGAACACTTCGTTAGAGTCAGCCACCCCAATAATTGTGATTACAAACCTGTCAGCGTTTGCGCTGAGGCTAATCGCAGGGTCCACTCCCATGTATTTACGCAATTTAAGCGGTTTTCCTTCATCAGTGATAAGATCCTCATTAGTGTAGTAGTGTAGCCAGTCTCCGGCTAGGTCTTTGCCTGCCATACTGTCAAAACTCGCCATATACTCTTGTGCGAAAAGCAGCGGATGATACCGTGACTTCACATACTCCCACTCTTCCTTCCGGAAGTAAGGATTATCAATACTTCGATACTCTACGCGACTATTATTCTTGTCGTTCCGAGCATCTTCACTAAAAAACTCTTCATAAAACCAGTTTTTCTGGTTTGGTGTGGTGGTTGTGATAAGTAAACCTTGTTTATCGGAGAGGGAAGGGCGAATAACACCCCAAGCCTCATCATTCTTGATAAACGCTGCCTCATCCATCCATAGAATATCAAGACCAGCACCACGCAATGATTGTGGATCCTCGGCGGATTTGAATTCTACAAGACTACCATTAGCAAATTCGAATCGAAGACCACCCTTATTCTCTTTTACCTCTTTACCAATCGTAAGTCCCGCCTTAATGCAACAATCACGGAACGTTAAATACGATGGACGACCCACCTTATACGAGGCAGAAAGCGCCCAACACCATAAAGGCTGGTCGCTCTTACGTCCATGCGCATCCAGATGGAATTGTTCTGGATGCAAACAATAAAAAAGTACTTCCCAAGCAGCAGAAAGAGTCTTTCCACCACGCCGCCCCGCTACCAAGTGCCTGAAACGAGTCAGTTTAGCACCATTCTTGTCCGTATGAAACAAGACTTGATAATAATGAGGCGCATAACCCTTAGAAATAAACCAACCAACCTTCTCCGGATACTCAAGAATAGTATTCTCTAACGCTTTAGCAGTAATTTTCTCATTACTATACGAATAATTACCCACAACTACTCCTTAATGTGGACGATGCTCCGCACACTTAGGACATTTAGAATAAAAAGCCTTATTCTCAAGATTACACTTATGACAATACCAAGGCTCTTTCCGCGTTTCCTTAACAATACGACGCGGCTGAACATTACTACCAAACATCTAAAACACCTCTTTTAAGATACAGGACCAAGCCAAACAGCAGAAAGAACCGGAGCACCATTACCAGCACCACCAATAGTCAAAGCACCACCAGAATACTGAAGCACACTAAGTTCAAAATAATCCGTAGTAGACGCTGCATTAATAATAGTACTCAAATTCTGAAACGTATTAGCCCCACTCGTAGAAACAGTCATCTCAGAAGTACTAGCAATAATATTACCATTCTTCTTCAAATACACAACACGACGACCAGTAG